TACGGCGCGTTCAGCAGATCGCCCGACACGAGCCGCCCGCTGATCGTCTGCATGTCGTAGCTGATGTCCATCAGCTGCATGTCCGTCAGGCTCTGCTCGATCACGTCCGGCGTCATCGACAGCACGGCATACAGGTTGATGCTCGGCGCGCTCGCGAGCCCGCGTATCACGTCGATCAGCACTCGGTCGACGTTGGTGAACTCGACTTCCGCGCTCGGCAGGGTCTGCCCGTCGTCGATGGCGAGCGTCACCCTGAACTCGTAACGGGTCCACACGACGCCGAGCGCAACGATGTCTTCGGTATTGTTGACGAAGCGATAGGGAACGGGGAGCTCCGGGTGCGCGATCTCGATAAGATAAAACCACGCCGAGCCGCTCTGGAGCGAATTGATCTGTATTACGGCATTGGCGGAAAGCGACCTCACGGCAGGAGCTCGAGCCGGAACGCCGCGCGCCAGGCGATGCCGAGCGCGGTGTAGACGGGCGGCGAGGCGAAGCGGAAGAGCAGCATTGCCCCGGTGATCGGGTGCGCCATCGAGATCGTGTCGGTGCCGCCCTGGCAGGTGATGTAGTAGAAGTCGCGCAGGCTCTGATACTCGGCGGCGTCGCGCAGCACGATGTTGCACTCGTAGGTCCGCACCGGATTGATGAATCGCCGGCGCACCTTGGGCGGGCCGGTGTCCATGTCGCTGCGGATCGTCACCTCCTGGGGCGTCTCGCTGAAGGCGTCCGAGGTGAATGCCTCGCTGATATTCGGCGGCCACGGATTGGCTGGCATGTCAGCGCGCCCCCTGCCGGTTCAGCCCGTAGGTCGAGCCCATCACGCCGTCGAACGCGCCCGAGCGGAAGCCCGCGCTCACGGCGTCCTTCACCATGAGTTCGATGACGCGCCTACCATTGACATCGTTTCGCGTCTGGGTGGTGACTTCCGCCTTCGATTCGTTGTAGACGTTGACGACGACGCCCGAGCCGCTCGCATCCACGCCGAGCGAGCCGTCGGACCCGCGCTTTAACGGCATGATCGCTTCCGGCCCGGCTTCGGCGAATACGCCGCCCTGGGCGAAGCTGAAGAGCTTGGGCTTGTCGTAGACGCCGCCCGAGTATTTCGAGAGCGAGGGCGAATCGTAGACGCCGCCCAAAGCGTTCGCCGTGAAGAGGCTCCCGCCGCTCGTCTTCAGCCAGCCCTTGAACCCCGTCATGAGCGGCTCGATCAAGAGCATCTGCGTCGCCATCTTTGCCATATCACGCAGGATCGAGGTCGCCATGTCGCTGAACGATTTCGCCGCGTCGTCCGCCCCGCTCGCGAAGTCGACCAGCGAATCACTGATGGACTTCGCGTAGCCGTCCACCTTGTCGGCAATGGACTCGAGCATCTTTTCCAGATCGGTCGCGGGTTTCTCGACCTGCTTCATCGTCGTTTGCATCCGCGTGAGCGCGGTCATGTATTCCTCGAGCGAGATTTCGCCCTTTGTGTAGGCGTCATCGAGCAGCGCGATCTGGTCGATGAGCTTCTGCGTCCCGGCGTGGCCGGTCAGCTCGTCGAGCTGCTTTTGTCTTTTCTCCGTCTCCAGGCGCATCGCTTCCGTGCCGCTCTTGCCGTCGTTCAGCGCAAGCCCCAGTTCGCGCTCTGCATCGATTTGCACATCGATCGACTCGACGAGCGATTTAATTCCCGCCTCGCGCTCCTTGCGCTGGCGCTCCGCTTCCTTCTTCGCCTCCGCGTCGCTCCCCGGCTTTTGAAACTTGAGTTCCTTGTCGCCCGTCTCCATTCCGCGCGTATCGCGGCGCTGGTGCGGCGGCAGCAACGCGAGCGCCTGCTCCTGCGATTGCATCTTCAGGAACTCGATCTGCCGCTTGATCGCTGCGTTCTGCGCCTCGTAGCCGGGAATAACGCCTGTGCGGCCTTGCGAAATGGCTTTCGCCATCAGTTGCTGATTCTTTTCCAGACGCTCGTTCAGCGACCTGATGTTCTCCTGCGGATTCTTGAACGGGTTGATCGTCCCGAACTCGAAGAGCGAGCGCCAGAAGCCGCCGGAAATCTGGATGCCTTTCTGCATCTCGTCGGTCGCCTTCTGCAGCATCGGGATCAGTTCGCGCGCGAGCGCCTGCGCGCCCTCGATCCACGAGTTCTCCAGGCGGCGCATCGACTTCTGCAATTCCTCGGCCTGCGCCGCCTGTTCCTTCGTCACCGTCGCCGCGATCCCCTGCTCGGTCGCGAGATCGCGCATGAAAGGGAGCGCCTCGGCGGCATTCTTGCCGGTCAGCGCCATGATGGCGGCGGTCTTCGCCCCGCTGTCGGCGAACTGGTTGAACGCGAGGGCGACCCTCTTCATCGCCTCGGCCGGGTCCATCGCGCGCAGCTCCGCGAGGGAAAGACCGACCGCCTTCAGCGCCGCGGCGCCGTCCTTTCCCGCCTCGTCGGACTCGTGCAGGGCCTTGTTGAGCTTCACGAGGAAGCCTTCGACTACGCCCATGTCGGTGCCGGATATGCGCGCGACCTGCTGGAGGACCGACAGATTCTCCACGCTCGCGCCGGTTTTCTCTGAGAGGTCGTCGAGCGCCGCCGCCGCCTCGATGCTCTTGCTAACGAACGCGGTCAACGCGCCAACGGAGAGCGCCGGAAGGAGCGACTTGGCGAATCCCTCGACCGCGCTCGACGCAGCAGAGAATTGCTTCTCTATCGCCGCCGTGGACGATTGCACCCTCTTCAACTGGGCGAGAGAGTCCTGCGCGAGCTTGACCTGGAGCTCGTAAATCCGGGTCGTGGTCTCGGCCATCAGCGCCCCCGTCCGCGAACAGCCAGACGCACCTTGATCGCCGGTATGCGGTCCACGGCGGTTTTCCCGCCGAGGTTGAGATTCGAGACGCTGAGGTATATGTCCTTTACGTCGAGCGAGCGGAAGCGCCGCTGGACCTGCTTCGCGCTCGTTTCAAACACGGACTTGGAAACCATCTGCGCCTTCTGCCCGGTCGCCCTGGCGTAGCGCAATAAGAGCTTGTTGCGGGTGCGACGCTGCCCGCGCGTGCCGCTCTTCGTGAGCCACTGCCACTTGCGCACGTGCGCGAGCGGCAGCGCCACGTAGAGGTCGAGCGCCGCGGGGTTCGGCATCGCAGCGGTGATCGCCGTCGGATCACACGGCGCAACAGTGCCGCCCTTGCCGATGCTGTAGTAGAACGCGAGCGCGCCGAGCGTGCGCCCGGTCGCGCGACGGCCGTTCTGCACGAGCGCGTCGCGCGCCGCGATAATGGCATCGGCCATCGCCTTGCGATCGGCGAACCAGACGCGCACCGAGCGTTGCGCCGCGCCGATGTCCTGGCTGCGCCGGCCGTCCACGAGCATCCCGGTCGGCTTGTTGCCCATGCTCGACTGGACGCTTATTTCCTGCAGCGCGATCGAGCGCAGCACGTGCTGGTAGTCGCGCTCGGCGACCTGCAGGATATCCCTGTAGATCGCGCCGCGCTGCGTGGAGCTAATTACGGGGATCGGGGTTACGGCGGGCAGGGCTTGCACGTTTCTGCTTCCTCAGCTTGGCCGTATGCTCGTCGAGCATCGCGCCCGCGCGCCGCAGGACGGGCCAGAGCCACTCGAGATCGACGCCGTAGTGATCGCACCATTCGCGCACCCTCCACCACGGTGCGCTCGTGCCGAGATCACCGCACACGTCGAGACCTGGCAGGAGCCACATCGGCACATCGGGGCGCGCATCGAGCGCCGGAACTTTCCTTCCGCGTGCCCGCGCCTTCTCCAGCTCCTCGACGTGCTCGCCATAGTCGTTTTGCCAGATCAGGATTTTCCCAACTGGTCGCCGTCCTCCTTCGTCAGCGGGAACCGCTTCGAATTGGCCGCGGCGTCTTTTAGTTCGTCCCACAGTTGCGGGCAGTCGCGCAGCAGCGCGATCATGTTCTCGGGCGTGAACTCCAGCGGCGCACCGTGGCCGTTCGTGACGTTCTTCCAGCCGACCGCCACGTAGCGCGCAAAGGCTTCCATTTGCAGATCGTCTTGCAGCGCGAGCGCTTGCGGCGATTCGCCGAGCGCGAGCAGTTCATCGCGCCGGTTTCGATACAGTAGCCCGAGCCCGTAGCGATATTCCCGGTTGACGTTCGACGCCGAACGCAGGATGAACTCCCACTCGTCGAAGACGACGGGCGCGCCAGCCTTCTCGGCAAGGCGGTCAACGCCATACTTGTCGCGCGGGTTGCTCATGCAGCGACAGTGGCCGCAGTGACCACGCTCGCGCCGCGCGTGACCTTGACCGTGCACTGCTCGGTCTCATCAAAGAGCGCCTGTGCCTGCATGGCGACCGTCACGTCGGAATTGGTTCCCGGCAACGTGACCGGCGCCGCCATCATCTTGCAGCGCGGGAAACTGAACTCATACTCGAGCGCGCCGGCGGCATCGTTCAACGTGACCGTGATCGGGAATTCCGTCTGGTCGATCAGAGCCTGCAGCGGGTCATCGGACGCAAAGTAGAGCGTCGCACTGATCTGAGCGTTCAAGCGCCCGCGCACGGTCTCCCGCGTGCCAAGCGTGCCGATGCACTGGATGCCGCGACTCGAGGAATCGAAGGAGAGCTCCACCGCGTTGAAGCACGCGGTCGCCGCGATGCCGCCCACCGAGATCACAACGTCCTGTGGCACCAGCACCGGCTCCACGCCGGGGTCGGGATAGGTCGCTCCCGCTATTGCGGCAGTATCCAGAGTCATCGGGCCGCCCAGGACGCCCACACTGCCGGTGATCGGCGTCGCCGGCTCGATCGAGATCGTCATCGTCGAGAACGCGGTCTTATCGAAGCGGTGATAGGCGTCGGCGCCCGCGGCAGGGATGTCGGGGAAGGTCTCCTCGAGCAGATACTGGCGCAGCGTCGAGCCATTCTTGAGCACGTCCGCCGTCCAGGCGCCACCGAGCACGGCCTGCAGATACGCTTCGAAGGCGTCGTGGTCCGAGACTTCGAGCGAGAGATCGCCGGTCGTTTCGCCACCGGTCAGGATCGAGTCGCGGATATTGCCGGAAGCGTCGAACTCGTTCGACGCGGTGACGCTTGGCGAAAAGGCGGGCGTTGCGGCCGTAAGCCGCCCGACCGTGAAAACAGGCGTTGCGGGAATCGCGGGCGGCGAACCGGTCAATTCGACGAACGCAACTCTTACCAGGTCAGCGGCTAGCGGCATGGTGAACTCCTATGAGAAATGGTCGTGAGCGAACGCGAAATCGACGGCGCAGATGAGCCAGCGTCCGTCCGAGAACTCGGACGGCGCCGGCGGGATGTGGCCCATCACGCGGATTCTCCCGCTCGCGTCGCGCCAGTGCCGGAAGTGCGCCGCGATGAGATCGGCCTGGCCGATGATCACGCCGTCGCCGTCGCCGGTGCGCCCGACGACGTAGACGCGGAAGGTGCCCATCTCGCGGCAGCAGGTCGGCGTGCCGAGCGAGACCGCGTTATCCGAGATCGGAATGAAATCGGTCGTCGCCCACAGGTCCGGCAGAGCAGTGTTATCGATGCGAACGCCCAGCGTGTCGTATTGCGGCAGCGCCGGGAACGCCGCGGCGAGCTCCATGCGGAAGGCGTTGCGCGCGACGGCCGAGCTCATCAGTTGCCTCGGATCGTGGCGATGAGAAGGGGCAGCGTGTTCCCGGCGAGCACCGGGTGGACGTCCAGGATCGTGTATTTGCGCCGAAATCCCTCGATGTCAACGTCCAGCACGTCGAATTGCTGCGGCCGGCGATTGGGCGCGTTGAAGTCAGCAGGCGAGAGCAGTGCCTTCGCCGCTTCGCTGTTCAAGTCCTGCAGGAGCGCCGCGGGGTCCGTGTCGCGGTAAACAACGCATTGCACCGGGCGACCGCTCACCGCGCCCTGCTCGATAAACATGGCCGTCGAGCCGAGATCGGAGAGCATCCCCTGCGCGAGGTCGCGGATCAGCGGGAAATCCACGAGCGGCATCAGACGTAATCCTTCACGCGATAGGCTTCGAGCGTGTAGAGATAGGGCGCCAGGAGCGGGGGTACCGTGCTCGTGTCATAGCTCGACTTCGCCGCCTGCTGCGTGTCGAAGGAAACCGTGAGCGCGCCCGAGCCGAGCCCAAGCGACTTCAGCGGCGCGCCGCCGCCCGAGCTCGAACTGCCCGAGTAGGTGACGCCGCCGAAATCGGCGCAGCACCGGGCGAAGGCGAGCGCCAGGTCGGCCGGCATGTCGTCCTCCGGGTAGCCGCCCGAGTAGGTGACGCGGGCGAAGCTGCCGGGATACCACCACCAGGTGCCGTAGCCCCAGCCACAGGAGAGGTAGATGAACCCGCGCGCCTGGTCGAGGCTGGGCGGCACCGGCACCGGGTCGACCGCCGTCCCGTCGATGGCGAGCTCGGCGACTTCGTATACCGGGAAGCGGTAGAGCGGCAGGCGCTCGACGGCGACGATGCGGCTCTCCTCCACGACCGGGTCCACGTAGGCGAGCCCGCGCCTGCAGTGGTTCTCGAAATACGCCGTGATGACCGGGAGCGCCGCCGTCAGTGCGTCGTCCTGGTCGGTGTCGGTGATCCCGAGGAGCGCCTTGACGGACTCGAGCGGGAGCAGTATCGGGCTCACGAGAGGAACCTCGCGACCGCTTTCTCGATCGCTTCGGTGAGTGCCGGGCCGAAGTCGGCCGATAGCTCATCGAGTGAGCCATCGGCGTTTTTCTGCACGAGCACGAGCTCGAACCCGGTCGCCTGCGCGCCGATGATGGTCGCCCCGTCGCGCCCGTCCTTGCCCGGCGCGCCCTGCGCGCCGGGATCGCCGGGCCTGCCGGCCGCGCCGCGCCCGGCCAGCAGGACGGGCTGACCGCGAACGATGCAGAAGGTGCCCATGTCCTTCCGGTAGAGATCGCCGTCCAGGTAGCGCGCATCGGGATCGAAGGCGCCGCGATGGCGAAAGCCCCACGAGCCGATGCGCTCCCAGTGATCCGGGTCGTCCGTGTGGCTTGCGGTGTCGCGCTTGGCGACGAAGTGCTGGCCCAGGTTCGCCACCACGACCGCGCCTTCCCGGTACACCGCGCCCGGCTCCCACTGCGGCGCGGTGATGCCGGCACCCTGCGCGCCGGGAGCACCGTCCTTGCCCGGTCGACCAAGGAGCTTTCCGATAAAGGCGTCGTTCGCCGCCAGGCGCTGCGCCACGAGGTCGGGATCGGCATCCTTGCCCGGTGCGCCCTGCGGGCCGGGCGTCAGGGGCATCATGTCGAGTCGTTCGGCGGTTCGCTGGATCGTCGTGTCTAGTTTCCGTTCCAGCCGCACAAGGTCATCGATCAACGGTTCGAGCGCCGCCGCGATCGCTTTTTCGTTCATTAGGCCGCCTTCCTTTTACGTTCGCGCAATTCGATGACAAGCGCCTTCGTAATCTCCGGATCAGCCACTTTTTCCTCCTCGTCGGGCTCGTCCTGGTCGTCAGGCGCGGCGACTGGCGCAGGCGCCGGCCTGTTCTTGGCGGCGATCGTCGCGGCGTGGAGCTCGGTCAACATGTCGATCGAGACCATCTGCTGCTGCAGGAACACCGTGTCTCCGCCCGCGACGGGCGGCAGGCCTTCGCCGAAGCGACCCTCGTTCGGAGCTATCAG